TGTTCGCTCAGTTCCAGCCGTTGCTGGAGACCGAGCGGAAGTCGGTGAGGTCCAACGAGAAGGTGAGCAAGGTCAGGTTCGTGGTCGGCTTGAAGGAGGAGGCGGCTGCGTTCATGGAGACACAGAGAGCGGAGGATCCACATGACGACATCACTGCCTTGGTGGAGGACTGACGTCTACGACACCGAGGAACGGAACGTGGCGTTCATGAACTACGCCGGACCGAAGGGCACCGCCCTGGTAAGGGTGTGGCCTGATGGTCGGACTGATACAGGGTGGGGGCTTACGTCCACGTCCGGTCCGGGGTTCATGGAGAAGTACATGCGTGGCGAGTTCGACGAGCGTCGCATCCTGTACGGCTACCGCCGCGGCAGGTGGGCGTACGCCTACGTGATGCGGTCGGTGCTGCTGGTGTGCATCGACATCGACGGGAAGAACGGTGGGCTCGACCATGCCAAGAGGCTGGGCGTGCTGCCGCCGACGATGGCGGAGACGTCGAAGTCGGGGGACGGGTACCACCTGTTCTACGTCGTCGACGACAAGTGGGATGCGGTCAAGGGCTACGGCCTGCTGAACGATCGCATCGGTGTCGAGCAGGGCGTGGACTTCCGGGCGACCGGATGCGTCTACCACTACGACACGCAGAGGTGGAACGGGAGGCAACCAGCCAAGCTGCCGGACCACCTGTTCCAGATCTTGAACGCACGCGATCAGAAGATCGCTGCGACCGCAGCCAGGATCACGAAGGTCCTGGCGAACGAGGATGAGATGGAGGTATTGATGATGCACGACGAGATCATCGACGACCTGAAGAAGCCGATGCCGCAGGGGAAGCGCAACCAGACCCTGTTCGCCATCGGCAGCCAGATGCAGCAGGCGCAGATCCCTGGCTGGGAGGAGCTGCTGCAGGACAGGGCGCTCGATGTCGGCCTGCCGGCGGACGAGGTCGCCAAGCTGGTGGCCAACATCAACAAGTACGGCCTGCCGTGAGCGACCCGATGGACTGGCAGCCCAAGATCGGCCAGGAAGTGTATGTCCTTGACCCGCTTGGGTATGAGGGCTACGCGGAGGTCGAAGAGGTTCAGCTGAAGCCACACCATTCGGTGCGGGTGAAGATGAAGAGCATCGTCGACCGGACTGACCAGAGCAAGGTGGGCCAGTCCGTATGGGTACTCACCGGTCACGTTCACCTGGTGACGTCATGACCGACGAGTTCCACGCCAAGCAGCTGTCGCTGCCCTGCGCGTGGTGCGGGGCTGCGCCGGGTGATCGGTGCCGGTCGAAGTCCGGCAAGGCGGTGTCGTTCCACTCGCGTAGGTTCTACGCGGCGAAAGCTCAGCTGCGGCGTGAGCAGCAGCCGAGCCAGCGAGGGAAGTGAGACGAGAGCCGGGACCCAATGGGTCTCGGCTCTCTCTTTTTTGGGGGGTACGATCTCGCTCATGGCGTCACTGGATGACCAGAGTCTCCTGACCGAGATCGAGATTCTCTTGAAGAAGAGGTTCGACAAGGAGGAGGCCAACAAGCACCGTATGCCGTCGACGGCACACGGTGCGCAGTCGGCAGCTCGGATCGACCAGCTGGTTCTGCCTGACGAAGAAAGAGCAAAAATGCCATTCACCAAGGACAAGTTCTTGGTGAAGGAGAACCCGCACTTGGTTCAGTGGGAACGCGAGGTTCGCAAGTTCGAGCGCAACCTGTCGCCACAGACTGGTCATCGCATATCGGCTGTGATGATCTACGAGTGGGCCACAGGGATTCGGGTGGCTGAGCTGATGGCCGATGGTGGTACGGCTGGGCCTGATCTCATGAAGATCAACAAGTGCCTGCGCTTCTACTTCGGCAAGCCGTACATGACCTACATCTGTGGTCGCAAAGTGCTGAACGCATATCGGGTTCCACCCGGTTACTACATCCGCCGGCATCGTCCGATGACGCTGACGTTGTACGCGGAGCACTGCGAGGGGACGCTCTATCCGTGACGTACGGGAAGCCCGTAAGGATTGAGCCGGACGGTACGCATGTCTATGCGAACTACCACCGGTACAAGCCGGTGCCCAAGGAGAAGCGGAAGTACGCGGTCAGGAAACCATCGGATCCCGATGCTTTCAGAGTCGGGGGCGTGTGGTACCTGCCGCTGCCCCTGCTGCCGGACCAGGCCCGTGAGATGCCTGAGACCGTCCCTGACGAGGAGACGCTGAATCACCGGGCCTACTGCCGGTGCCAGGTCTGCCAGCGCCCTGGCGCCGTGTTTCTGTGGCGCAGGGCTCACGGGTTGCGGGGGTCTACACCCGCATCTGGGACTCTGCCTGCTCCAACAGGGCCTCATCAGTCAGTGCCCCACCCTCGAGCCGCTGGAAGATCTGAGAGATCGAGTCGAGGTCCTTGGCTAGCACGGCCTGAAGGAACAGGGTAGCCGCGGTCTTGTCGAGAACGTCGGGGCTGTCCTTCCAGATCATCTGAACGGTGCCGAACCGCTGGTTCCACAGCCATAGGATGCGGGTGTCCAGCGTCTGACGGTGTGAGTCAGGGATCTGCTTGCGGTACTTCCGCTGCGGGGTTACCGGCACAAGCTCGCTTGACATGTGCCTCTCCCTAGGAACATCACAACGAACAACAGGTACGAGATGTAGGCGAGTCCGGCTACCACCGGTACGCCGTAGAAGAACATGAGGATCACACCCAGTGCGTCACGCTGGGTCGCTTGGTTCTTGGGCACCGATCTCACCTCCGGCCAGATCCACGAAGTCGATGGTCACATTGTTCCTGGTGGCCGGGTGGCTGCCGGCGCGGCGCTTGCCGACGAGCCGGTCGAGGATCATCTTCCTCGCCTTGTTGGCCCTGCCCAGGCTGCCACGTACACCGGCCTCCGGCTGGTTGGCGATCTCGTAGAGCGTGCGGGCCACCAGCTCGTGGACCGGCCACTGGATCATCTCGTCGTCGAGTGGGTTCGGGTAGTCGGCCACATGCTGTAGCGCCTGCCGCACGGTGATCGACTTCATGGCAGCTCCCTGGCTGCATGGTGTAGCAGCGCGGTGGCGATTCGGACGGCGTCTCTGGGCGGGAAGTCGTAGACGTCGCCCTCGCCGTACACGTCTGTCATCTCGAGGCGGACCATTCCGTCGACACGGCTGACGGTGAAGCCGTCACGCGCTTCGTCCTGGTTCACTTGGCCCACACCTTCGACCAGTCCTCGATGTAGTCGACGGACGTCTCGGATCCTGGTTGCTCAAAAAATTTTCCGCCGAAGAAGTCCAGCTCCTTGGTGGCCTGCACCGCGTAGCGGTAGGCATCCATCGTGTGGCTGAAGCGGTCGTGCAGCGGCTTCTCCGTCCACATCTGGAGCTTGTGGTTGAACTCGTACTTGTAGTTCTCGAAGCACTCGAGCAGCCACTGGCAGTTGCCCTCGTGGACGATCAGGTTGTACATCTGCAGCCGTGCCTGCTGGATGTCGGTGATGATGTCGTAGTCCCCTTGGCGTGAGCCGGGGATCTTCCACACCTTGCCGGACTTGGCGAGGACGGAGACGTTGGGGAACTTGGTGCGCATCATGTCCGCGGGCGTGGTGTTCACGGCCTTCTCGTGGTGCTCGCCGTCCCACGGGAGGATCATCTGAGCCACCTGGTTGAACCAGGGCTTCTCGCGGAGGACGTCGACGTACTCCGGCAGTGCCTTGCCGTGACCCTCGCCGCAGTCGTATATGAACATCTTCGAGTTGATCCACTGGAAGGCGATCCACGCTGTGGCGTCGGAGTGCATCCCGGATGCACCGATGTCGAAGACCACGTACACCGGATGCGCGGTGTTGAGGTTGAACGTGTGGATCCGCTGGTCGTTCATCATCACCATGTACGCCTCGCCGTACACGGCAGCAGCGTCCATCTCCTCGAACGAGCAGTAGTACTCCTGCTCGAACATCCGGTCGTTGCCGAACCGGCGGTGGTAGGTCTCACGGATCTGCTCGAGCTGAGCCTGCGTCAGCACCGGCTCGAGCTTCTCGGCCACCATCATGGCGTTGAGATCGTCGATGGTGCGGGTGATGACCTTGAACTCGGGGTTCCCCTTCATCGACTCCATCAGCTGCCACAGCGGGTTCTTCCGCTTGCCTCGTGGAGTCGAGGCGAACATCAGCTTCTTGTCCTCAGCCCGGTTCTCGATGATCGGGATGAGCCGAGGGATCGGGTCCTCGCGTGTGAACAGGGCGAGCTCGGTGAAGGCGTAGTCCTGGAAGGACGTGCCGACACCGTTCTTGTCGCGGCCCGACTGGAAGTAGCCCTGCAGCTTGAGCCGGCTCTTGTTGGCGAACCGGCCCTCCATGACCGTGCCCTTCCAGTCGACGAGCTCGGCTGGCACGTTGTCCTGCAGGGCCTGGACGTAGAAGCCGGAGGCAGGGTCGAAGTACGTCTTGTCCCACAGGATGTCGCGGATCATCGGGTTGTCGAGGCTGACGTAGACGCCGGTGGTCTTGGGTGTGCGGAGCCGACGCTCGCACATCTCCATGCTCATGCCCACGTCCTTGCCCGACTGGCGCGGGTACACCACGCCCGAGATGCGGTACTTGCGCCACATCTCGTGGGCCTCACGCTGGTACGGGCGAGGCCGGTAGTGGACAGGGAACGTGGGCATCAGGCACTACTTCTTGGCCGAGGTCTTCTTGGCCGTGGACTTCTTGGCCGCGGGCTCCTCATCATCGTCATCCTCGGAGATACCGTCGACGTGCTCGGGCTCCTCGAGACCGACGTACTCGCGGTACTGCTCGGCTGCGCTTGCGCTGCTCATGATCTTCCTCCCTTCGAGGTGAGTGGCCTGATGTCGAAACCGGCTTCGACCAGCCAATGGTCAGTGTTCAGCTTGAACTCGGTGTCGTCCAGGGCACGGCAGTACGCCGCGGCCACCCGGTTGTCGTGGTCGTAGGAGGCGATCACGTCGTAGGTGCCGTGGCCGGTGGACTCCCACCGCTTCAGCTCGTCCCATGCCGAGGTGAGCGGCTGGCCCATGAACGTGTCCTCGGTGCGGTCGGTGATGTTCTGGTCACCGCCGTAGAAGACCAGGTTCCGGCCCTTGCCGTACTCGCGGGCGAGCTTCCCGATCTCGCGGGCGAGCTGCAGGTTGAACTTGGCGTTCACCCTGCGCTCCTCGAGCTTCGCATCCGGGTTTCCTTTGAGCAGGTAGTGCGCGGTCAGCACGGTGATCGAGCCTGCCTCGGCTGTCTTGAACGACACGCCGAGCACGCCGCGCGGACCGTGCTTCCCGACACCGTCGGTAGGTGAGAGGACTGGGGAGTAGAACCCGTGCCACGTGCCGGCCAGCATGAAGCCCCTGCGCACCGCGATCCAGGAGTCGCTGGCCTTGTGGGCGGTGACCCGGAAGCCGTACGCCTCACCGGCATCGTGCAGCCGCTCGCGGAAGTCGTCGGTGTTGGCCTCGGTGCCGGTGATCCATCCGACCTTTCTGTCGGATGCCCGTGTGAAGATCTTCTTCAGGTCCGCGTCCTGCTGCCTGGGTGTGTCGGTGAACTGCAGGGACGCGTGCATCGCATGGACGCGGGTCATGGTGCCTCAGATCTGGAAGTCGGGTAGCCCGATGGTGCCGAACAGGGTGGAGAAGTCTTCCTTCGCCTCACCTGATCCGGCCTTGGACTGGATGCCTGCCTGCGGCGGGTCGACCGGCTTCCTCGGTGCAGCCGGCGCGGCGGGTGAAGAGGCCGCCGCACCGGCTGCGGGGGTGGCAGGCGCGGACAAGGAACGCTCCGCCACCAGCTGGGCCCGGATCTGTTCGATGATCGGCTGCACGGGGATGGAGTAACCCTGCAGTTTCCCCTCGACCCGGAGCTCGTACGGAGTAGCCAGCTCCGCAAACCGGTTGGCGAGGGTGACATCGAACTCGGCAGTGCCGGGCACCAGGTCGGGGTTGTTCTGGAACAGCTCGATCGAGGCGTGGATGGTGGAGAGGAACTCGGAGTTCTCCTCCATCGCCGTGGTGGCTCGGTCCTTGATCTCCTCGACCAGGATCGACTTCACGGCCTCCTGCCACTCGCGGGCGTCGTTGACGTCGCGGAGTGTCTCCATGCCTTCGCCTTCGAGGACCGGCACCTGCTGGCCGACCATCAGCCGCGGGTGCTTGTTGAGGGCCTCGAAGTACTGGGCGTGCTCGGTCTGCACTTCTTCGAGTGCAGCGGTCTGGTACGCCTGTGCGGTGCGCTCCTCGAGCGCGGTGGACAGTTCGCCCAGCCTGGGGATCAGCTCTGCGGCTGGTGTAGTCCAAGTCTCTGGGCGATCTCCAGACGGGGGTCCGGCATCGGTTCCATCTCCGGCTCCGGTTCCGGGGGTGGCGGGGGCTGCTGTGCCGCTATCAGCTCCGCCAGTCCCGCCGGTGTCGGGTCCGGCAGGAGCTCCGGGAGCGGCTGCACCACCGTCACCTGCGGGTGGAGCAGCTGTTCCAGGAGCAGCACCGTCTGCCGGCTTTCCGTCACCTGCAGGCTGAGCAGTTCCAGCAGGCGCGTCTCCCGCCGCAGGCGTCTCGCCAGCCGCATCCGGCGCCAGCGCATCCATGAGCGCCGAGAACGCAGCGTCACCGTGGACCGGAATCTCCACCACCTCAGGTGTGGCTTCAGTGGCTTGCTCACCCATTACTCCTCCCCCTTGAACTCCATCAGGGTCTGCGTCAGCATCTCCTGGTCGGCCTCGGTGAACTCGAACTTGATCTGCTCGAGCCACGCCACCAGTCCCTCGTTGGACAGGAACATCTTGTGGAGCTCGGAGATGACGGCGACGTCGATGGCGGCGTAGCCGCTGGCGCAGTCCCACTCCATCTCCCACTCGAGGATGGCGAGCTGCCAGTTCATCAGCAGGTTCTTGTAGTGGTGGGCGTTCTCGGCTGCGTCCTCGACGGCGTCGTTCTTGGACAGGCAGTCGGGGTCGGAGGCGATCTCGAGCTTGGCGATGTCGAGCATCTGCTGCAGCCGCTTGTAGTACAGGTCACGGAAGTCGTTCATGTCGGCGTACGCCAGGCCCATGTAGGTGGCGAGCATCCGGTTCGCCCACTGCGGGGTGACGTTCTTCTTCGACTCGGCTGCCGCCGGCTTCAGCACTTCGCGCCAGGCTTCGAGGATCGTGTGGTACGTGGTGTCCTCGTCGCCCTCGGGCGCGATGTTCAGAGCAGCCAGGTCCACCTTGTCCCGGTCGGAGTACTCGATGGTCTCGATGACCTCGCCGGGGACGACTTCCTCGCTCATTCGGGCACCTTTCCGGTCAGCATCAGCTGACGGTATTCCGCTTCGATCGCACGTACGACGGAGCGGATGTCGTAGCACAGGACGTTCTCGACGTAGACGAGCTTGGCCTCGGCGGGCACGAGCTCGGCTCCGCCGTAGTAGTCGCGGACCTCGAACAGGTCGAAGCCCTCGAGGCCGTTGTAGGTGTGGACCTTGAACGGGAAGCGCGGGTCCTTGAAGACGCCGACCTGGTAGGACGGCAGCGTGATCTTGACCTCCGCTGTCCGCGGCGGGCCGTCACCCGCGACCTCGAAGGTCTCGACGAACTCGCCCGACTTGGTCTGGACCTGCTTGGTGCCGGTCTCCACGTAGGTCAGCACGCGGCGCCCGCGCGGCTTGGGGTACGCGGGCTTCAGGATCTCCTCCTGGTACCACTCGCGCCCGGTCTCAGGGTCGATCCGGATGGGCACGTCCTCAGGCTGGCTGTTCTGCCGTTGCCCGGCCATCTCACCGGGGTCGGCGTGCCGGACCTCGATGTCCTGTGTCCGTACGGGCTCGGGCTCCGGTGCCTCGAACCCGAAGAAGGTGGGCGGCGGCGGCTCCTCCTGGTCGAGCTGTTGCGGCTCGGGCGGGGCGTCAAGGTCGACGCCATCGTTGAGCTTGAGCCAGGCAGCGCGCAGGCCCTCGGTGTTGTACTCGCGGTAGTGCTTGTCGAAGTTGACGCCTGCTGCCTTCAGAGCCTGGTAGTACCGGGCCTTCTCGTTCTGGCTCATGTCGTTCCTAGGTAGGTCGGGCGGACGATGTGACGAACAGTAGCAGCGGCGGCTGGGCGGCGGCGAGAGCGTGTAGACACCCGTGTAGACACCCGTGTAGACACCCTTGTAGACACCTCGAATCGCTGCGTTTCCCCAGGTCAGCGCGATGTAGACACTGTAGACACCAGAAAAGCGGATTCTTTCTGAGTGTGACACTCATAAACTTTCCTCTTTTTTGGTGTCTACGGTGTCTACATGCCTCTGACCTGCGGTTATGTGTAGACACCGGGGGGTGTCTACAGGGTGTCTACAGGGGTGTCTACATTTCGGCACCGCCCAGCGGTACGGTGAGGCCATGAGCGAAGCTCCCGCCGAACAGCATCCCGACTACGACCCCGAGCTCGATGACCCGGACGACGATGCTTCGGAGTCCGAGGGCGAGATCTTCACGGAGCCTGCCAGTGAGTGAGCCCAGCGTCGGTCGCATCGTCCACTACGTGTCGTACGGCTCCGCTGGTGGCAAGTTCACCTCCGAGTGCCGGGCTGCCGTG